AAGGTCTAGGTAAAAAAGAGGTGGTAGTCAGATTAGAGAAACAATTAAAAGAATTACAAGAAGCAAACGCTAGTTATGCAGATCGTATGAGTGTTTTTCGTAACAAAGAGCTTGGCAAAATGAAAAGCGAAACAAGGCAAGGTTCTTACGACATTGATGAAATATATCAAAAAGCAGTTGTCGAGGGTTCATTTGTTGATTTAAGAGATTTATTTAAGGGCCTTAGAGATTATGACGGTTATTTAAATACCATAAAAAAATCAGGCAAACAAAGCAAAGAGGATTTTGTAAAAACAAATATACAAAGACGGTTGTTTTTAGATGCGGCAGACGTAGCTACAGATCCAGATACAGGAGCATTTGACTTTCATGCTTTCAGTAGAGAGATATTAAATTTTGAAAAGAAATATCCAGGTAAATTAGACATGTTGTTTGAAACTACAGGGGCTCCTTTGAACCTAGGTAGAACCGTTGTAAGAAATTTAGAGCAACTTAATAAATTAAAACCAAATTTAAAGCCAAGAGATATATTGGAGTTAGCTGATGATTTCACTGATCCTAATGCACTAAGAGGATCGATACCTGGTACTAGGTTTGTTGAAAAGTTAAAAGAATTGGCAGATGCGTCAAATGCAAGGTTAAGGTTTGAACAAAATAAATTATTTCAGGATTTACCAACAAAAAGTTTGGATGAAACGGTTGATATAATTTTTAGACCAAATAGCGCATATAACATTAATTTGTTGAAACAAAATGTCACTCCTGAAGTTTTTGATTCAATTAAAAACGCCAGCATGACAAAAATATTGAAAAACGCTGTTGATCTAAACGGTAAAGGCAACATTACAGACATATTTAAGCCAGGTAATTTAAAAAGTTCTTTAGATTCTTACGGCGACGAAACTCTGACGGCTATGTTTGGTAAAGAAACTACAAGAGGCCTTAGAAACTTTCAAAAAGAAATTGATGTTTTGACAAGAGGTGAGGTAGGCACTGGTGGTGCAGCTGGTACTTTGATTGCGGCTGGTATAGCTGTTAATGCTTTCAACATACAAATGTTACCAACTATCGCAGGACTAGCAATTATGCGAAACGTTTTGTCGAGACCAGGCATTGTTGGTTTTATGGCAAGAAGAGATAAAGGAGCAATCTTGACTGTTCTTGACGCTTTTGCACAAGCAACAGAACAGTTAGGTGTTAGATTAGTGGCCTCTGGTGGTGAAGCAATATCAGAGGCAGGCGGAGATTTTATAGAAGGTGTGTCCGATTTTATTTTTGACCAGGAAGAAACACAACAAATTTTGGATCAAAGCAAAGACTTACTAGAAGATGTGCAGCAAACAGAACTGCCTAAGCTACAAACTAATATAGAGTTACCTGAAATAACACCGATACAGCAAACAGAAATAAGTCCTGAACGACTAGCTTTAGCCGAAGCTTTATCTGGCAGACGTATAATTTAAAGCAACCCTATTTCATTTCTATCCATACCCAGCGGCTTGTCTGATAAACACGTCATCATGCTTTTTGGTATGTGAATATACGGTTCATTATCTTCTTCGTAAGTAGGGGTCTCATTTACGTTCATTCTGACGTCATAAACGTGCTCTGGGACCCATTGATGATACCAAACGCTGTCCGTCATAGCATAAACAATTATGAACGGTATATTCGTGCTAACGGCGTAAGAAGCACCTTTACGCAGCTTGTTGCCTGATAGTATAAAAGTATCGTATTTAGTCGCTGCAAAACTTCTGCATTTTACCTCGCACCAATAACTTTTTTCTGCCGATTCTATCCAAAAGTCTATTGAATAATTAGTAGGTAATTTGTGACAACTTACCCCCCATAATCCTTCAAGAAATCCGGCCACGCGTTCTTCACGCTTTTGATCGTCTCTGGTTTCTAAGCTTGGTGTTTTCATAAGCTCTCCTTTTAAAATTAACTCTAATAAAATACTTTCTGATTACTGAAAATATTGTTAAAACAATTACCTGTATAAGTGAAAGAAAAAATGCTGATTGGAAATCCAACCACAATAAAATTTGTAAAACAAAAAAAGATAAGAACCAATTAATAGGTAAAGCTAAGGTCGTATCTATAGTCGCTTCGTGTAGGGCTTTTTTATCTATCTTCATTATTCTTCAAAGAAAGTAGGATCTACGGCAACAAATCTTTTTGTTGGCCTACCTTTACCGCCTACTTTTACTTCTGTCTCCTGTATTTCTCTTGAATTTTTGAGTCGTTCTATAATCTCTTTGACTTCGTATGACTTCATACTTCTAAACAATTCGTGCCTATCTACGTCTCTTTTCGATATGCCTTCCTCTCCTCTGGACCTTATGTAAGACAACACCTGTTTGATCTTTGACTCTGTAGCTGAAGAGGCAACCTTGTCTCTACACGCTTCAATAAACAAAGAATCATAGTATCTAACAAAATCTATACACCATTTAGTGATATCACCTGGTATTGTTTCTGAATCTATATGAGTGGCTAAGGTTGCAGATAATGAAAGACGCATAGCCTTTTCTCTTGATCTAGACAGTAAAGGTTCTAGATTATCTTTTTCTAGCACGTCCTGTCTTTTGACTATCTCAGCAGCAAAATCCTGCAACAGACTTTGTGACTCTTTATCAAACCTCAAGACGGTTTGTTGTAAATCAAACTCTGCATTATCTCTTTGCAAATCACCTAAGTTGGTCCTTGGTCTACGCACATAGTTGACCCAATCAATTAAGTTACTTGGTGCCTTTTTAAATTTCTTGAGACTGCCTACCCTCCTAGGTTCTGTTGATTCCACAACTAAAAATCTGTTTAGAAAACCGTCTTGTATTCTTCCGCTATTTAATGCTTTGTAAAAGTTTTTTGGTACAGATAATCCAACTAAGGTAATTGCAGGTTTATAAGTGAGACGGTTGATGCTTTGTTCTTTATATTGGTCAGGAATACTCATTAAAGAGTAATTATCAGGCCTTAGTACACCGTGACATCTGCCCCAAGCCTCCATAAGCGTCTGTATACCGTCCTCTCGGTTAAAGTTTTGCTGACTGCTTATAGCCTCCAAGCGTTTACCAAACTCGTCCATAATCGTGATTTGTGTGGGTCTCAGACGCAATATAGAGTGTACTGCCCCACTAGAAGTGTATCCATCACCCACTACTAAAGATGCATGGCTAGATGAATTAAGGACCGACTCTATAAAAGTTTTGATGTTTTCTTTACCCTGACCTGATTTAGCAATACCCATAAAGTAAAGCGAAGAAAAATTATTCATATCAGTACGATAAAGTCTGCCACAGGCAACAGATGCTAAAGCTAAGGATCCAATCAAAGAGAGTTCTGGTTGTGGCACTTGTGCTATCTCTTCACAAAAATCAAACATTTCTTTTAATAAGCCAGGCGGTTTGAACAAATCAACAGGCTGTTTTATTTCTTCGGCAGCTTGCACAAAGGCAGGTGCTTTTTTATTTTTTCTATCGTGTGTTCTTTTTACGTTATCAACAACAGAGTTTATTTCTCTTTGAGACAAGGGCGGACTGTTTTGCCTGTTCCAAGACTGCATAAAGAATTTAATGAAATCCATATTTAAATTTTTAGATATCAAGTATCCTGACATTCTTGCTGCCTGATCGTTACGCGAACCTTCGTTTACACCGTCTAAAGTAAAAGGAATAGCTTGGTGCTTTTCGTCGTTCTTTGTGGCTCCTGTAATCTTGTAATACTCCTCTTCTGTAAAGTCTGGAAGATCGGTCACGTCATAGACTTTCCAATCGGGAAAAGTTTGTGGTCTGTATATCTGTCCGTTTGCATGGCGGTTCCAAGGTGCAATAATTAGACCTCCTTCGCCCCTTATGTCTATTAGTCTTTCTATAGGCGTGTCATTGGTCCTTCTGGTAGCAAACGTAGTGTAATGTTGAGGGTTATTGTAGTAGTAATGCATACCCTTGCCGGTAACGACTTTGTAAGGTGTAACAGGTAGGTTTTTCTCTACCCAGGTCATAGCTTCTGGCGAATCAGCGTCAACCACTATAAATTCACCACACATCAAAGCTACTACTAGATTATCGCGGTCTTTGAACCACTTCTGTACCAGTTTGCGTTCTGGTCTTTTCTTCTTATATTGATCCCACCCTTTTAAGAAAGGAGGCGGTTTTTTATTTGAACGTTGTAAAGGGACTACGTTGTAGCCTTCATCATAATAGCCTAAAGCAAGATCAAGAGAAGAATCATTCTCTGAAAACTTAAGCTGAAACATTTATTCTGTATTTTCAATTATGTCCTTTAAATTACCGTAAATAGATTCAAAATCTAACCTGCCCTCTGTTGCTCTGATTATATTTTTTGCTTGCGGTATTGATGGCAAACGATATCCATATCTCCAGGCTTTTATAGTAGAAACAGAACAATTGAATAATTCGGCTGCCTTAGCGTGTCCTAAAAATTTTATGTATTGTGGTAATGTATAGCGTTCCACTTTCCTGTCTCTTATCTTTGGTGTTATATTTTTTTTCTCTAATGTTTTAAGTTCTAATGTTGCTAATTGTTTAGTCCTAAAATAATAATTAGCTAACCATTCTACATTATTATTTGTTTCCAAGTTACTCCTCCGAAAAATAGTTATTTACTTATGGTAATCTATAAATTACAATAAAGCAATTTTATAAATATTAGAGGATAATAATATGGCTGAAAATGTACTTATGGATCCCTTTGATACCATACTGGATCAGGGGTTGAAAATATTAATTTATGGGGACACCGGCAACGGTAAAACTAGGACCTCAATAACTTGTCCTGGCAAAGTCTTGATACTTAATGCAGAGGCTGGATTACTGTCAATCAGAGATTGGGAGAATGATCCAACTAGAAACGCAGAAGTAGTAAAGGTTTTGAACGTACAAAGTATTCAAGATGTTGAGGACGCTAGGAAAAAACTTGAAGCAGGAGAACTAGAATTTGATACGGTTGTTTTAGATTCAGTATCTGAAATAGCTGAAATTATGTTAGCTGAAGAAAAGAGACGTAATAAAGACGCTAGAGCAGCATACGGTAATGTAAATGAAAGCATGACTAAGTTGTTAAGAGCATACAGAGATTTAAAAATGCACGTTTTGTTTCTTTGCAAACTAAAAAAATCAAATAATGATGGTGCTTGGATGTTTGAGCCTGCCCTTGTGGGACAGCAGTTAGGCCAACAAATACCTTACTTTTTTGATGAAGTGTTTGCTATCAGAACGGTAGAAGAGCAAAATGAAGACGGTCAAACCGTAAGCAATTCTTGGTTGCAAACTAAACCTGGTCAGAACTACGTTGCCAAGGATAGAAGTAACGCTCTTGCAGACTTTGAGGAGCCGAACA